TTTGCCGACAATCCAGAAGCGCAACAAGACATGGGGGTGCGTCAGCAAGTACCGCCAAGTGCAGTAAACGCAATCCCCGTGGTCTATGGCGATGCTTATATGGGCGGCACTTTCGTTGATGCTGTTTTAAGCACAGATCAAAAGACAATGTATTATGTTTTAGCCGTATCTGGAATCAGCACGGTTGGGCAGTTCACATTTGATACGACAAAGATTTACTATGGCGACAGGCTTGTTACGTTTGATGGTTCAGACCTGACTAAAGTTGTTAGCCTTACTGATGAAGCGGGAAATGTTGACACAAAGATTAGCGGCAATCTGTATATCAATCTTTATAAGTCTAATGCTGCCGGCACTATTACCGCATTGAATGGCGCTTCTGCGCCTAGCACAGTCATGGGCGGCTCGGACATAGCGGTTGGGCAACGCTGGACAGGTACACGGCAAATGAATGGCCTTGGCTTTGCTATTGTCAAACTGACTTACAACAGGGATGCAGACACGACAGCCCTATCGCCAATTACTTTCCATGTGGCGCATTATCTTAATGGCGCAGGGGTGGCAAAGCCGGGCGATGTCTGGTACGACTACATGACCAACACGGTCTACGGCGGTGCGGTGGATACGGCTTTTGTCGATTCTGCTTGTGTTGCCGTGCTAAATACTTATGCAGATGCGACAATCACATTCACGAATTCAAGCGGCTCACCAGACACGCAATCCAGATACAGAATAAACGGCGTGCTGGATGCGGGGCAAACAGTTCTTTCAAATGTCGATAGAATTATGTCGGCCTGTGATTCTTGGATGACCTATAACGCAGCCCTTGGGCAATGGTCTGTTGTCGTAAACAAGGCAGAATCAACCGCATGGGCGTTTACGGATAACAACATCATTGGCGACATTCGGGTAAGCGTTACTGATTTGACAAGTTCAATCAATCAAGTTGAGGCAAGGTTTCCAAATAAAACCAACCGAGATCAAGCCGCCTTTGTCAACATTGAAACACCAAGCGGATTGCTCTACCCCAATGAGCCAGTCAACAAGTATTCCCTGACCTATGACTTAGTTAACGATTCAGTCCAGACCCAATACTTAGCCAACAGGCTGCTTGAGCAAGCACGGGAAGACCTGATAGTTTCGTTCAGCACGACTTACTACGGCATCCAAGTTAACGCAGGCGATGTGGTATCGGTCACAAACACGGACTATGGCTGGTCTGCCAAACTCTTTAGGGTGATGAAAGTCAACGAGGCTTCGCTGCCTGACGGGGGCTTGGGTGCTAAGTTGGAGCTATCCGAATACAACGCCGCAGTCTTTGATGACGCAAGCATTACGCAGTTCACGCCTGTACCTAACAGTGGATTGCCTTCGGTAAGTTACTTCAGTCCGTTATCTGCGCCTACAATCACGGGCTATCCAACGGCAACGATTCCTCACTTTGATGTATCTGTCAGCATTCCAGCGACAGGCCGAGTCACAACAGTAAGTCTTTTCTATACGACCTCTGCAACGCCTACAGCGACAGACTGGAAACTGCTACAGACTGCGGAAACGACTAACGCACAGCCAATTACAAACTCAACAAGTTATGTCTTTGCAAATCAAAGTTTGCCTGCCGCAACTTATTATTTTGGCTACATTGTGGGCAATGAGATAAGCCAATCGGTTTTAAGTGCGCTCAGTTCCTCATTTGTGTGGAGTCCAACGGGTTTGGTTGGGACAAACGGGACACGAACTGCAATCTTGGTTGTCTACAAATGGTCTGCAACACAGCCTGTCAGTTCATTTCCAGTTGGTACATCAGATTACACATGGGCGACTGGGCTTTTTACAGCACCAGCGACATTAAACGGTTGGTCAATTGCTCCACCAGCCGCAGTGGTTGGTCAGACTTTATGGGCTTGCCGAACAATTTACACTGACACATTAACTGCGGCAGTATCAACCGTTACTTGGTCTGCTTCAGCATCTTATGCGGCGGGGGCGGCGGGTACTAACGGTACAAATGGTACTAACGGCACTAACGGAACTAATGGCGCATCCGCTAGGATCATGTACGCGCGTATTGCAAGCAACCCAACGCCCGTGACGGGAACGGTAACGGTAGCAGGCGATAACAGGCCCACGGGTACACAGGCCAGTGCCGTGTGGGGTTCATCATTCAATGTTACTTGGTACGCCAATGACCCAACCCCATCTAGCAATGACTCTTTATACCAAGCCGATGGCATTTACGATGGCACAAACACCGCATGGTCAACGCCCTATATTTCTGCGTTAAAAGTTGGCGCTTTGTCTGCTGTCTCTACCAATACGGGCAGTCTCACAATTAGCGGAACGCTGCAATCAAATACGGCGGCGATTAGCGGCACTACCATGACGGGCGCAGGCGGCGTGTTGTATTCGACAGGAAACTTTGCATTTGGCAATGCGACAACCAACATTTCGTACAACGGTACGCAGATGACGCTAAACGGCAATGTGGTGGCGACTGCAAATGTTAATTCCAATGCAATAACAACGACTGCGTATACTCAAGTTGCAACAAATGTTGTTCAAAGCGCAGTCGGTATTTATAACTTATTAACTGCGACAACAAATACAGGTGGACAACCAATACTTTGTATTTTTGGATTTTTGTTAAGTAATACAGGCGGTGTTAATGGTTTTAATGTTTCAATTAAAATTGATGGAACTATTATTAAAACCTATAGTTATCCCGGTGGCGGTAGTGGCTCAACAATAGGCATTACTGGGGTAGCGTATGTTGCAACGCCCTCATCTGGTAACTTTGATGTTGAAATGAATCTGCAAATTTTGCCACCAGCATCTGCAAATACAATAACAATTTGGGCGGTTGGTTCGACTGGCGCTTATGCTCAAGGAACATACTTTTATTTGTTAGGCACAAAACGATGAAAACATATGCAAAGGTTTCTGAAGGTTTTGTAGTTTCCACTTGCGTTTCTGATGTAGAGCAAATGGGAATGGTAGAAGTTGATTTTCAAATGGATAACCAGCCTAGTGCTTGGCATAAATTCAATATAGAAACTAAAGCATGGGTAGACTTTACCCCTTGCGATTTTGTGCAATCGGAAGTTAAAAAAGTCAGAAATGAACTTTTATCAAACTCAGATTGGACACAACTTTTTGATGTAAGTGTTCCAAACAAAGAAGATTGGGCCACCTATAGACAGGCGTTAAGGGACATTCCTGACCAACAAGGCTATCCAGAAAATGTGATCTGGCCCATTGCTCCTCAGTAAAATTCAGCGTAGAATTCCGTTACAAGACATGACAATCCGTAGCCCTGCGAGTCAGCGGGGAGCGTCACCACCCTCGTTAGGGGAACTATCTTGGCTAAATTTTCTAAGAACACTATCTCGCAAGTGTCGGGGTTTGACAATCCCGTTATCGCTGGAGAGTTGGTTTACAACCAAAAGACTTACTGGAACCTGACGCTTACGGCGGCAGACTCAACCGGCACACAGCAGCCCGTTGATTTAACAGGGGTCACAATCAACGCCCAAATTATCCGTAGAACTGTTACTGATTTGACAGATACTCGCAACGGATTGGTGTTTACGATTGGCAACTTTTCGCCAACGCCTACGGCAATTCCTCTGACTGTAAGCAACATTGTCACGGCGGCAGGGTCGTTCACAGTCACCATTGACGACTCGACTTGGGGTCTGCTGACAACGGACGCAGAATTGGACATCAGCGTTCAAGACCCAGTTTGTTTTAGCGGTCGAATCAAGATTTCCTTTCCTGCCAACTCGCCAACCCCTGCGGAGGACAACATTATCTTTTTAATGTTTCTCGTGCGGTCAGACGGCATTGTTAAAGTTTAAGGCGAAAAATCATGGCAAATATGCAAGTTACTGTTGTTGACGGGAACAATGTCACGGTCAGTTTAGATCGTGGCGTGGCAGGCGTTGGTATTGCAAGCGTTGAGTTGGTTGTAATTGACTCGGCGAACTATCTTTTAATTACCTACACAAATGGCGAAACCCAGACGGTTGGCCCAGTAGGGGTTATCCAGTATTCAGGAACTAGCCCGATTAACATTGCTGGTTCAGTTATTAGCCTGACAACAG